AGGATTCACAGAATCGATAACGCTTGCAGCAGACGCCTGTGCATTGAGTTCCGCAGCAATGCGCTCGTACTCGAGTAACGCATCAGGCTCAATCGAGGCAGGCTGATCAATTTCAGCGCGAGCCGCATCGTCCATCATTCGCAATCGATCAGCGATCTGCGTCACTGACATATCGCGGCTGAATCCTTCCATCTCCATCTGCGTGATGTATTCCTTGTTCCCAAGGAACTTACTCAGCTTTTCACGCACTGCCCCAGACCAAATGCGCGTGCCGGACAAGTCTTCGGCCAACGCATCAAATATCTCGGAGTCGCTAATATCGTTATAGCTTGTGCGGTCGGGGAAATAGCCAGCGTCATATAAACGCTCGCGCACAGAATCCATGCCCGCCATCTGCCGATTCTCTGGCGTATCTTTGCGCACGAGACCGGGATAGCGCTTGTTCGTGACATCACGCGCACTCAGCTCACCGCCATCGTCTACGATGCCGCCCGTGCGTTTGACAAACTCAGCGATCGAGACCGCCTTTTCGCCGGTCGCTTTCGAGACTGCCTTGGCGTCATTGATATCAATGTCGAGTGTCCGACGCAGCTCTTGTGAGATCTGCTTTGCGGATTCGATATAGGCATCAATCGGCTTAATCGCAGTCGGCTTAAACTTTTCTGCGACAGGTACGCGCACCGGCTCCGGTACATCGACAGGTTTCGGCAGCGCCTCATCCGCATCAATGATCGCTTGCTGCACTGCGGCATCGATCTGCTCACGCGGAGGCAGCGCCTCAAGGCCGCGCAACCGACGCGAGGCTTCATATCCCAGACCGCCGACAGCGTGCAGGCCGCCACCAAATACACCGCCAAAAGCGATGTTTAGCAGCGAGTCCACGCCGTCATAGTCGGCTTGCTCGGCTTGAGCAACGCCTAAGATGAGCGGCTCGACCAATGCAGCACCCGCCGCACCTTCCACGAATCCAACGCCCGCTCGCACGCCCGTGCGCCCAATCACGCCAGCCTGCGCTCGTAGCAACTGCATATATCGCGCTTGGCTGACTACCGGCACAAATGCGGAGGCCACGTTGATCGGATCGAATATCGACGTTCCGATTGCGGTCGCGATCTTCGCCGTGCCGCGAGTGAACCCACCAGGACTACGCGCAAACAATTCAGCGCGACGATTCTCAGTGCGCTTGCGACGAATCAGGATATCGAGCGCTTCTTGCGTGATGCCTTGATCTGGCACCGTCAACTGGTCGCGCAATCCCGCATCGTCTAACTGAGCGCGTGCGCTGTTGGCATCTAGAATGTTTCCGGTACGCCGTGCTTCGGCAAGAAAAAGCCCACGAACGAAAGAATGGACAGGACTAAACTCAAACGCCTCGCGAGCGGTCTCGATGACTTCTTCCCCGAGTGTCGGCTCTTGAACTTCGACCTCGCGCTCGTAGGGCTTGCGCAGTGATAGCAGCCCTTCAAAGCTCATTGCAGACCTCGCACCGGAGTCGGCGGCTCAAGGCGAACTGTCTCTCTCCGAGTCGCGGTCATATTGCGCAATTGCTCCCATGTATAGGTCACTGGTACGCCTTGCTGGTCGAGCACTGGCTCTCTGTTATACATCAGCACCACTCGATCATCGCTCGGCAAAGTTTGCCAATAGGCATCGCGAGCGCGAGTAAATCCTGTTGCTTCAATGAAGTCGCTTTTTGCAATGCGTAGCGCGGTAGACAACACATCGTTGCTCATCGCGCTTTGTGTCGGGATGCGGATGATGCTGTCCTCAAACTCAGAGAGCACATATCGCTCGCCAACTACTTCGGAATAGGCCAGCTCTGCGGCATCACTAACGCTCTTACCCGCACGCACATAATCAATCGCGAGCCGATAGGCTGAATCTTCTAGCATCGCAATCATCGCCGCATCGCCTTGCTGTCCGTACATGGATGCAAAGATGTCGGTCATCACGTTATTGACTTCATCGCGCACATCTTTCGGCGCTTTGTTTGACGGCAGCAACGCATTCAGATCTTTTTCAGATAGCGCTGACAATTCGATCAAACGATTCGCCGACTTTTCTCTCATGCCCGCGCCGATCACTGCGGAAGATCCTGGTAAATCCTTCGCGACTTGCGCAAATATGTTCGGCCAGAATGGTCCCCACTTCTCGCGCTCGGCAAGGATTACGGCCGATCCAACTAACGAACCGTCTTTGCTCGACGTTGCATAAACGCGAGACACCAGATCCTCGGCTGCATTCTTCGGGAGAATCGCAGGATTCTGGATGCCGATCTTTTGCGCTTCAGTGACCGCAAGTGTGCCGTACCGAATAGCGGCAGATTGCATTGCTTCTGGCGTCTGCGCGGTATTCATTGCTTCATACGCACTACGCAGACTCGGCGAATGTTCAATCAGGAATGCGCCAGGATCAGTCTCTTGGCGCTTAACGATTCCCTCGTAATTCTTAACTGCATACTCGTATCGCTTGACGGCTTGTGCTGCGCCGGCTTCTTGAGTCGGCTTCAGTTTCTCGATCTCAGCAAGCGCGTCTGCGCGGTTCATGTTGGCAAGCGAATTCATCAACGGCACAAGGCGCATCGATTCTGAGTAATTGTTGTATTCGTCGCCCATGCCAGCAGCCACAAACTCGGTGCGAGAGATCAGCGTGTCCGGCATTAGCCCAACGCTTGCAAGTGCCACTTGATTCTGTACGCGATCATTGAGTGCCGCTCTGCGCTCTGCACGCACACGCTCTTGCTCTCGCTTGATCTGCTCAAGTTCCGTTTCAGTCTTAGCCTGCAACTGGAGGCGCTCATCCGCGCCGAGATCGTCGATGTACGGAATGCCAGACTTGCCTGGCTCTTTCTTCAGCGCTTCATTGACTGCGTTTGGATTCGCTCGTAACGCACCCAGCGAGGCGTCATAGGCAAGACGCTGGCGAGCACCCATCCACGCTTCCGCGCCTTTCTCAGGCGGCAAGCGAGCATATTGCAGCGCGAGATCATCGCGAGTCGCTACATAGTTCTCAGGCTGCGAATTGACAACCTGTCGCGCTTGATCGAATGACGTATTCGCAAGAGCAATGTCGCGATTAACTTTAGCGGTCGCTTCCCAGCGCATTGAATTTTGCTGGATGTTGAGACCAAACGCATCGGCTTGCCCTTGCAGCCATGCTCGCGCTCTCGGTGATTTGGCCTGCTGAATCTCTTTCGCGACCATTTCCTGATAAGAGGACAATGCTCGATCGGTGTATCCGTCAAGTTCGCCTTTCTCTAAAGCTTCAGCTTCAAGCTTTTGCGATTGAGTAAGCCAGTTAGACTTTAGCGAGACAGCACGCGCTGATGCGTCAATCGCCGCCTCATCCTCGCGCCGTCTAGTCATCTCCCGTCCAATCGTCTCGGCGGCTTCGCCGATCGCACCGAACGCCTCGGCCGCACCAGAGCGAATGCGGCTGAGACCGCTCACATCTGGCGCGATGACCTGTGGCGTAATGCGTTGACGATAGAACTGGATCTTTGCCATGACTTACCCCGCGCCGCCGCCGGCTTGACCGTAAGCGCCCAGCGCTTTAGTTCCTGCTGCGAGCAACGCCGGCCCCCACAGGGGACGCGCTGCGCGAGTAACCGCGGCTTCATACAACAATCCACGCCGCCGACTTTCGCCGGTATAGCGAATATTGAGTGCGTCAAGTTCAGCCATCGTTGCGGCTTGTCCGTAAACATCGCCGAATGTTGCCGATTCTGTTAATGCCATCTGAGCGCCCGCTGCACGCGCCTCACCCATCTGGAATGCTGCCTCGCGGCGCTGGGCCTCCTCCTCGAGGCCTGCCTGTAGTCCGGTCGCCCGAGCTTGCTCCTCAAGCCCACGAGCCTGTGCTTTTCCGATAGCGCGTTGTTGCGCAGTCTCGGAAACGCTCCCAATAAACGCTGCCGCAGCAGCAACAAATTCAGCCATTACTGAATCCTCGCGTACATCACCATGTCCTGCCCTTGCGTACCAAACCCACGCATTAAACCTTCGTATTCAAACTGAAGCATTTTCGCCCATCGATGGCCTGCGCGAAACCTAACATCGACGTAGGCCTCGATCCTGCGGTAGGGGCGCGTGTTGAGATAATCATCCACCATCTTGGTGAGCGTCCTCATGCTGCGCCCTGCGTCCTCTGAGAGCCACGCCCACGCCGCAAAGCGTCCACTCCACATCTCAGCGAGTCCCGCGCACATGACCGGCTCACCGTCTCTCAGGACGGTATACGCTGGCCCCGCCTCGACGAGCTGCTTGCAATATTCCTCATCAAACGCAACCGAGTGCGTTAACTTCTGCGCGTCTTGCAGCGTCATCTGCTGGAGATACTTCGGCTTAAACGTCACGATTTCCATCACTCGGTTTGCATCCTTGGATAGATCGAGACCACCGTGATCGGGAGCGGCTGGTCAGCCACAATCCAAACACGCCCATCGTCCTCATAGCCGCCGTAATAAGGCGTCTTGTCTGTGTCGCCCGTCAGTGTCGGCGGCACTTCATCGAGATAGTCCGACGCCCGACGATACAGGATATTATCGAGATAGTTCGGGCCAGACCCTAGTTTACCGCCGAGGCTGCCATAAAGTCGCAGAATCATCTGATTGATGCGCTTGATCTTGCCTTGGGCCGTGCCATCCGTGGCACCCGCTTCAATCCGTTGAGTGACCAAGTAAGACGAATACGGCAGTCCAAACTGACCGCGGGCAAACGCGACCGGCACCGTGACCTCACCATTACGCACGATGAGATCCTTGACCTCACTGCCATCGACGAGGCCCGAGATCACCTCGCCCTCAAGATGCCACAGATTGCGCACGGTCGTAGTCGTTAAGCGCCACAAGAAAGGGGCAATCGTGTCAAGCGACGGCCACGGAGAGATGATCGTGCCGCGCACCGTATCTGGCGCAAGATACGCCGTGATTAAAGCTCTCGCGGTCAACCACTGCGCATCGGCTTCGCTGTAGTAGCGATATCGAATCTCGCGGCCGACATCGCTTGCAACGAACGGATCATCCGTTGTCGCAATGAGATCACCGGATTCTGTCTCAAGGATTGCGCCACTTTCTGCGGCCAGCTCAAAGAAGGATTCAGACGTAAAGATAACGTTGGTCGCGCCGCGTATATCTGCATCGACGCCAGGAAGGAGCGAAGCCGATACGCCGCCGTCATACTCGAGCGAGCTGTCGAGATAAACCGCGCTTTGGATATCGTCTAGTTCCTCGAACGGCTGCGCAAAAAATTCAACATAATTGCTCGTAGTGAGCGGCAAATTGACAAGGATGCGATCGCCGGCTTCGGACGTAATGAAGTCAGAATTCTGCGCGAGGATGCGGTCATAGTTTCCAGTCGGCACATCGCGCTGGACAATCATCCAGACATCATCAACGTCGCCGTCTGGCCCGCTGATGACCTGTACCGATTTGACCTTCGCATTCGGCCCTGCGATCGGGTGCCGATGCCAACCGTAGACATTCTGCTCGCGGTTGTACGTCATCCCAATGAGGCTGCCATCTTTGAGCACGCACCAGAGCACGTTGTCCGGCTCCTTCTGGTACGTCATCTCGACGATGCCGACCTTCGCGATCTCAGGATAGAGCACGTTCATATCCCGCGGCACATACGCATCCGCTTGGATATCGAATCGTAGTTCCATTACGCGCCGGCCGCCGACACGCACAAAGAGCACGCTGTCCTCGACCAACACCGGCTCGACCTCGCGGGAGCCTTCCGCTGATTGAATCTCAAACTTAAAGTTTTCAGGCCCGAACGCCTGAGTGGTTGTCACTTCTTGGATCGCGACTTCGGTACCTGCGGTGCCAACCAAAAGCAGATCGGATGCAGCCATCCATCGGATCTTATCGACGTTACCGACCGAGAGCGTGAGCGAGATCGCGTTGTCTGCGAGGATCAATCCCTGCGTATCAACTGCGTGCGATCCGTAGTCGCCAGCGACCGAGAAGAATACTTGCTGCTCGCCTGCCCATACGAGGCGATTGCGAAAGAAGGTTGTACGGTACGGGTAGACTGCGCCGGGTGCTGTACCCCATGCGCCGATCCGATACAAACATTCGGCGAACGTGAGATATAGCTCATTCGGTGCCACACCTGGCCCGAGGATCTGAGCGGTCGCCGCTGTTGTCGAGAGAACGGTCGTAATCTTGACGATGACATATCCTGGATTCCGATATAACCATCGCACCGCACCATCTGACTGGATGCCTTCTTCGTGGATAGGACGCAGCGTTCCAGTAGTTGCGGAATTTTGCGCCTGATAAATCTTTCCATCTGACTTGCGCAAAGCGCCAACCGTAACTGACTTGTTCGTTTCCCATGCATCGGTGGTGCTATTGATCGGCTCAAACCGAAACAGCATCCCCTCATGCTCGGTCAAAAAAACATCAGTGGTGCAATTTATAATTGTAAATCCGCTGATGCTATTGACGTTGAAACTTTTAGTTTCAATCGGGGTCGGCTGAAATGGCCCATCAGTTGGACTATAGAGCGCGAACTGCCAGTTCGTTGCACCGAATCTCGTGAGCGTGCGCGGCTCATAGCCGGGGCATCCGATATAGAGTATATCGCCCGACTGCGTAATGGAAAGCGCGCACGCGCCCTCTGCGTTGACGAGATCCTCTGCTGCATACGGAGAGGCAATCTCGTAGACGCCGCGCAGATCGCCGTTATAGACGTAGGTGCCGTAATCGGTCGTATCGATAAAGTCGCCGGCCGTGTCCTGTATCTCAAAGGTTTTAGCGCCGACGTTGACGTTCGCGACTTGAATGTATCGACCGTTTAACTCGATCAGCCCCTCGACATCCTCGACACGGAACCAATCACCGTTTGCGGGATCGGTGCCGTCATAGGTGATGACGCCAGGATTCGCATTCGTGATGTTGATAATGTTGACGCCATCGGTGGTCTGCACACCGCGGTCGGTATAAAAGCGCACATAGTAGTCGCCGAACTCGAGCGCATAGGCTTGATCGAACGAGAACTCAAAGCGCTTGAGAAACGAAACCTTGTCGCTGTACCTAGTCGGAATGACAAAGCGCGTGCCGGGCGATCGCTTCGCTGGCCCCTGCACCGTTGGAACGAATCGCTCCATGCGATAGCAGGAGCTTGCGTACTTCTCGAAATCCGTGCGACCGGATAAGAGCGGCCCGACTTCGCCGCCGTTGAAGTTTGTCAGTGCCGGCGAGACTCGCGCCATGTCTTACAGCCTCGCCAAAATCCAAGTATTGTCTGCAATAGACTCCGGTGGATTTTCGATTGCGTTGGCAATCACCGCATCGCGAATGGACATTTTGTAGTCATTGAATGCTGCCTGCTTTTTCTGGTTGTCGGCCGTCAACGGCTCGGCAAGGAGGTAGGCGAGATAGGCGCTAAACGCCATATCAAACGCCGTATCAAACTGCGAGGGATCAGACACTCGCGAGATGTAGCGCAGCTTGAGCGGCCCTGCATCGTTCGAGAGGATCGTCTTACCTTCGAGCACATACTCTTGCCCACCCGTACCGATCAGATCGGACATATCAGGCGTGGGAAAGTATTGGCCTACTTGGATGATGCGCAGGCAGTCTGCCGGCACCTGGTACTGATAGGAATAATCCCAGAGCGGCGCATCGATGCTTGCAGGAAGCGTGGTTCGCTTAATGCAAAAGCGCCACGAGAACCGGCGCTGAAGATAGTCACGCGCCATGTCATAGACGGCATTAACTTCACGGGCAGGCTTGGTGTTGTCCGTAAAGCTCAGGATGCGCAAATCCCCGAGCTTCGTCAGCGCGAGGTTTGCGATTGCGGTATTACTTGCAGCCAAGGGAAACCCCCTCGGCCGTTAAGCCGGAGGCCAAATGTCTTGGATGATTGCGTCCTTGATCGACTCGATCGCGTACAGAACTTCATCTTTGTTCATGTTCGCAGCGAGATCGACACGCAACTCAACATCCGTCGAGGGCGTAGAAGCCGCGCCTTCCGTCACATTGCGAACGCCTTGTTCGCCGCGGTCAATACCGTAAAAACGATCTGCCATAACTAATCTCCGTCAGAGATGGGGCGAGCCGGTTGCCCAGCCCGCCCCGTTCCACTTAGGCCGCGAAACGCCCCGCGAGCTTCACCGTGGCGGTGGCATCAGCCGCGCCCGTCAAGGTGAGAGCCACATCGTAGAACTTGTGGGGATCGGCGGTTAAACCGAGCGCATCCCACAACTCCTTGCCGCTGTTGGCGATGGTGAACACCGCAGCCTCATGCAGCACATCTTCACCGTTCAGCGCGCCGTCCTTGAGGGATAGCGCCGAGGCAAAGAAGTCTGCATCGACCACGGCACCGCCGGCTGCCGCCGTGTCGTACAAGCCGATATCGGAGATCGTGGTCGTGCCGATATCAGGCGAGTAGATACGGAGATCGGTCATCACCGCATTCGAGGGAACGCGGAACATCCGATACGTTGAGCCGACGCTGTCGCCGCTGGTGATCGCTGCCGTCGCCACCGAGACGCGCTCGAAACCACCGTCAACACGGGGGCTATTGAGCACGACCGGAGTCGCATCTGCGTTGGTGATAAGGGTTGACTTAACTGCTACAACTGCCATTTTCGTTTACTCCCTTATTCCGCGCACAGGATGTCAACGACCTTCTTCTCCTCGGTGCGGGTCGCACCAAAGGTACCCATCAGATAGACCTGATACGGGTGAGAAGAAAGATCACGACGCTGCGTGACGTTTGACATGATGTCGTTCCACATTCCGAGGTGAACGCCCGAGGGCACCCACACCGGACAACGACGGAACGTCGAGCTGGTCGGCAGACGCTCGCTGTGGATGAAGTTGATGCCAAGGAACTGCATGACCTTGCCATCTTTCATCACAGGCGCGCCGCTGTTGAAGTCGCTCGAGACCACTTGGATCTGGCCCAAGAGATCATCGTGCTGCTCGGCACTGATCGCGCAGTACACAGGCTCGGCGTCGAGATCGACCTCATTCTCCATGAGAATGCGGCGAGCTTCGCGCAGCTTGTCTACCGTGAGGCCCACGTTGCCCGAGGCAGCGTAGTTCACCGCAACGCGCTGGTTGCTGGTGTCAAAGCCGGTGGTCGTGCCGCCCGCTTCGCCCGTCTTGTTGTCGTTGAGCATACCGTTGATGATCACATCGTCCATCGCACGGCCCATCGCGTACAACCCGTTCTGCGAATAGGCAGACTGCGGATCGGCGAGGAGACGGAGCTTATCGAACGAATCGATCAAGTCGGCCCAATCGAAATCTTCCGGGAACACCCAGCGACGGTCGTTCGGCGTGTTGACCGGAACGATCGGAGCATAGCGGGTGCTCACAGCGCGAGCAGCGGTCGCACCGTACTGCGTCACAACTTCTGATTGCTTGCCCTTGTACGAACCCATCTGCACGGAGCCGCGCAGCTTGGAACCCTTTTGCTGCAATAGCAGCGAGATGTTAGTGCCGTATTGGACGGCATAGACTGATGCAATATTGTCGGCCATTGATAGACCCTCCAAAAAACCATTGATAATGACTCTCGGAAGGCTTGTCCATTACTGGGGCCATAATTCCTTGCGCGATACGCTCGCACCGATCGGCTGTCTTTCCAGCAGTCAGCGGGGTCTTACGACTTGCCCGATCCTAAAAAAGCCCGGAAGGTTTCCCCTCCGGGCAAACACATATAGGAGGTAACGCGGCAATCTTAATGCCCCGCTACTATTCCCGCAACTAGGCTTCCAGCAATTCTGGGTTTGCCATTCGATGCAGTCGCTCCATCTCTGCAATCGCGCCCGCACGCACGCGCTCATCGGGATTCATGTAGCGGCCCATGAACTCCTCGTCCGCAAACATCGTCGCGATTTTGTTCTTCGCTTGTTGCGGAGTCATCGCGCCCGAGTTTGGCTCATCCGACGAAACGAATGATCCTTCTGCGAACGATGCGCCGATTGCATGAAAGAGCTTCATCATGGGGCCAGTGCCGATCGCTTGCTCCAATCGCTCGAGACCATCCGCATCGATGCCGGCGTCTTGACCGAATCGCACCAACGCACGTTTAGCAAGATCGGTATTCTGGTCGGCTGCTGCACCCCACTCGCGACGGAGATCCG